GAAACCAGTATTTTTGAAAAGCAAGCCAAAAGAAAAGCTTTTAAAATCTTTATAACAAAGCTTATTCAAGAGATTCCAGATTATAAAATAGATAACTTTATAAAAGAGTATGAAGAAAACAAATAGCTATACTTATACTATTAGTTTTGAAAACCAAAATAAGAAACTAAGGCACATCAATACTATTGCAAAAGACGAGAAAGAAGCTAGATCGCACTTTTCTTTATATGTAGCAGAAGACTTTAATTACAGAGCAAACAGAGCAATGCTTCCTTTAAAATGCCTTGTTACAAACAAAGGAAAGAAAGAATATAGCTTTGATGAGTTTTATAAGCTATTTAATATTGTTTCAGTAAATAAAGTTTCTTTTTATGAGAACGGAGAAAATAAAGATTTGATCAATGGAGGATATTAAAAAAATAAAAAAATGTATAGAGATAGAGCAAGCAAGAAGAGTTTTGTCTGCTCCTTTTAAGCATTATGTTCCAACAGGAGTTATAGAAGAGTTTATTAAAACATTTGGTGAAGACAAGTATTTTATTGTTAATCTAATTGCCGCAAATGGAATAGGAAAAACACTAAGTGGTGCTAATATCTTAGCTAATTTGATTTGGAGTAGCGAGAAAAGTGCTTGGTTTGATTACCCATTATTTAATGATTGGAAGTATTTAAAGAAAATAAGAATTGTTTCAGAGCCTGCATCTA